TTGTTATGAGATTAAAGTTTCTAGCAACTGCCTGCTGAGGCATGTAATCTCCACCGTATTGAAAGAACGGATTAATAATCTGCGTTGATGTTGTTCCAGTCATTGCAGTTATAGGACTATTGGCAATAACTTGCAATGCTAGATCTCTAGCATAATTAATTGCCATAGTTGTTGTACTTTCTTGTCCAGCAACATAGTTATAACCTTGATTCCAGTAAGCAAGTCCTGCTTCTAAAGATTTACTATTTCCACCTAATAATATGTCTTGGCTAACAGCATCGATGATTAACCCTGTGTCTCTATAGCACGATGCTTGATTATAATTGAACCCTGGATTGTTCCAGTTGATATAGTTAATTGTATTTTCTTGAATAAATCTTCTGTTAGCTTGTAATAAAACTTCAGCAGATTCATAGGCCGCATCTGGACCTCCACTGATGTATATTTCAGGGGCTGCTTCGGGACCATTATTAATAATATCAGTTATAATGTTAAATCCAGAAGCCAACGAATTGCTACATACATCTCCGTCAGTTAGTACTGTATTTCGTACTTGAGGATTTTTTATAGTTGAAATTCCCACACATGGAGTATTGGTAATAACTTGTTGTGCCAACGAATTTAAGAAATCAATGGCTGCAATAGTTTGAGCCTCTTGACCACTGATTTGACTTGTCACACCATTAAAATATGCGAGTCCACTTTGTACAGATTTTTCATTACCGCCAAATGCCGCATCATAGGAAACATTTTCAACCAATATTCCAACATCTCGATAACAATATTCTCTGGAATAAGAGAATTTGCCAGCGGTCGCCCCTATATAAGCAAGAACTTCTGCTTGAATAAATGCCCTGTTAGCTTCTAACATAATGAAAGCATTGGTAGCATTAGCGGTTGGAACAACTGTTGGGTCAATTGGCATTTTGGTGCCTGCTACACTAGGACCTCGACGAATAATTTGTGTTATAACATCAATCCTATCTTGCAACTCCATGGCTTCGTTTAAAGTCGCAGGAGTACCTACAAGTACCTGAGGCACTACTGTTTGATAAGTTGTTGGTAGTGCTTCACCGCGTACTATGTTTGAAACAATATTTTTAATATAACTGTAGGCTGCGGTAGTTTGTGGAATCTCGTTAGGTATCTGTGTTTCCGATGTTGAGTAGTTGTAATAATACACACCTGCTTTAGTACTTTGTTTGTTCCCACCGTGTAATAAATCAAAGGCAACAGCATCGATTATATATCCTACATCTCTGCGGCAAGTAGCTACATTATAAACAAAATCAGGGTAATAATCTCCTATCCATGTTATAATACTATTTTGAAACACTAGCTTATTTGCTAATAGTGCATTATAAGCGGCGACACGTGACCCTACAGTGCTGGGCAACCCATTGGGTACAATTTGGTCACTAATACCTACAGTTCCATTGTTTATGATATCTAGTATTTTATCAAACAACAGTGACACGGCAATCTCTTCAGTGATAGTCCCACTTGTGCCGGCAACATTGGATGCAATTAGCTGTAAGTAAGTTATAGCTTCAGTGGTAGTTGATATTTCTCCGGGAATTGAAGAACTACTTTGTTCCCAATATTGCAATCCGGCAAATGTACTTTCGCTGGTACTATTATACATAACGTCAGTGGCGATAGAATCTACAATTAATCCAATATCTCGTTGACACTTAGATACACTATAGGTAAATGTTCCACTGCTAAATGTAGTATCAACATAATTAACTACCTGTTCTTGTAAGAAAGATTTGTTGGCTAATAATAATGTTCTTGCATTAAAGAACCCGTGATTAACAGGTCCAACATTAATGCTATCTCCAACTGACGGTTGCCCCAAACTCATGGTCACTGTAAGAGTACTAATGCCTGCTACCCAACTAGATGTACCTATAGCTGAAGGAACTTGTATTGTATAATTTGGAACAAACATTGTTCCATCTTTCAGCCAAGGTCCAGATTGGTTAGTGCAATTTTGTACGTAAGGACTATGGAATATATCAATCCTATCAGTACCTGTTAGCGGAGGAAATGCCACAGCATACGCACCTCGATTAAGATCTGGACGATACTGCCCTTCTAATACCCCACTTCGACCATTAGTGAATTGCATCTGTGCTAGATAGCAACCACTGTCAATGTGGAACAAGTCTTGAGTTTTATTAATTGGTTCAACACTGGTAGTACGTAGGTCCGCTCCAACAATTGAAGTATAAGGTTTTAATCTAATAGGATTATCTTCTAGATAATGTCCAGGCGCAACACGTATCTGTGTACCTGGCTGGTAGTAAGGGCTAGCAACTGCTCCTGTTATTGTACGACAAGCACGACTAGTATCTTGAGCTCGACCATCGTTAGTATCATTACCATCTTCGGTCACATATAAAATATTAGTGACTACTGGGGCAGTACCTACTGGTTTCTGTCCCGATACTCTGATGTCTCCAACAATTTCTGTTAGGCCATTGCCTGGAGAAATTTGTATCGGACCGTTTTCGCTGGCTATAAGTTTTGTGTAAACTTTTTCTAAGTATGCTTCTGCCCAGTTAGCAGTGCTTGAACCAATAACTTGTTCATTGTCGCTAGTTGGAAAAAGATCTCCGCCTAATAATAAACTTTTAGCTATTGCGGCGCCACCTTGAATATACACAGCATTATCACTGGCAGTGGTCAATGAACTTGCAGTGCTAGAAAGTTGGATTGCTTCTGCACTGAGTTTTCCTGTATAGGGGTTATAAGTTAATCCACCTGATCCAGGAACTCCGCTCCTGTCGGCTTTATCACCGTAGAGTTGTGAACTTAATTGATCGTTAACAACATTTGAAAAGACGGGATAAAACAGAGAATTTACATTAGATGGTGCAACTATGATTGCTGTACTTGAAGTTGCTTGAGCAACTCGACCATAGATAAATCCACCTACATTTAAATCTTTCTCAATACCAAGTCCGCCTGGGATATAAACAGATGCTGTATTTCGATCTGACGGGGGGCCAAATGCACTTTGAGGATCATATTGGTTATCATAGGGATTAGCAACGTTGGCCTGGGCATCATCACCGATGATGATAGTTTTTAAAGTTTCAGTTGGTTGATTATCAAGTGTTATTTTTGGGCCAACAATGAGCTGTTGGTCAACGACTAGTGTATCAGAAACATTGGTGGTTGTAGCAACTAACTGTATTAGTCCAGTTAAAGATTGAACGGTGGTATCGCCCTGTGGTAAGACTGTTCGATTTCCGGTTGTTCTTGAAATAATTGCCATTGCTCAATCCTTTAGAGTATTTATTAGATTAATGAATTCGTAGTTCCATGGCCCTAATTAATGCCGTGTCTTTATGCGGCCAATTTGGGTGGCTTTTTAATCTAATAACAATTCCAAATGACATGTTCATAACATCTGGAATAGAAATTTCTGTGTCCCATAATTCAGTTGCACCTCCGTAAACTTTTACAGGATTAACCGATGTGCTTGCTGTGTTTTTTCCTATTAATTCATCATTTAAACAAAGTTGTATAGTATCATCTGATACTCTGCCAACTCGATCTGCAGATAATCTTAATTCTATACCAGATATAACATCTGGCAAATTAGTAAATCGATAACCCGTTGCTTTAAAATAGTATGTTTTATTTGTTATATCATACTTGGGACTTCGAGCAATATGCTCTAATACTCCATTAAGACCAATCAGTTGATACATATAATCAGAGTCGCTGAAGTTCCACGATTTGTGTATTAGTTCGGCTCCTGGTTCTGAATATTGAAAAATTTGTGTGGGATTAGTCCAAGCAGTAGTCATACCAGTATTTAGCGTATTTAAATTATACGCATTAAATGATAAAAGGCTCCGAGGAGCCTTTTAATTTGCTAAAATAAATTTTAGACTGTGGCAATAGAAACTTTACCAGTGACTGCACCAGTTATGTTCCAACCTGAAGATGACCCATCAGCAAATATGTAGCCCGCGCCTGCACTTGAACGTTGTGTTAAGTATGCTCTACGAGCTGTTAGTTTAACAACAAAGTACGTACAACCTTCTGTATCAGTTGCAATCAAGCACATTTCGCCAACAAGCAAATCACCAGAGTTCTTAGCAACTAATCGGCATTGACCTTGTACACCGTCACGCTCTTTAACTAGATAACGACGGCTTGATTCTTGTTTCATAATGTCAACAATAGAACCTTCAACACCGTCCATAATGTGAGCATAGGCAGCTAGACCGTTGTCAGCACTATTGGTTAAAACTGCTGTACCTGTAGCGGCGCCAGTTGAGAATGTACCGCCAGCATCGGCAATACTGATATAGTGGCTGCCTGGATTGGTAATTTCAACATTCTTAACACCATAAGTGATAGTTAGTGTAGCACCTGTTCCACCGGCTGGGCTAGCTGTAGTTGCTTTGGCAGCGGCAGTAATCGCTGTGTAGTCTCCTTCAGTTGCTAACGCAACTGTGGCAACACCCCAACTTGTTAAGTTCAAAATTAGACCGGTGCCGTTGTGGTCAATACCATCTGCTACCTGTGTACTAATTGCACCGCCAGTATTTGCTGGAGCGGCTGCACCAGTCCATACACCCGGAGTGACCACAGTCCATCCGCCGGCTTGTACTACACCACCAACTGCGTTAGTAATGCGAACACGCAAAGGCGTTGTCCATGAACCGCCACTGTATGAACCACTAAATTCGTATTCATCGTTGTTGTCAATTTGTGAACCACCGTTGTTTAGTGTTAGACCGTTAGTTTTTAATGCTGATACAGTCCATGTTGCGTATGTACCTTCGTTGCCTGCTGTGACATTTTGTGATAATGTATTACCATAAGCATAACCAGAACCTGCTACTGTGGCAACAGCTGATAATGCTTTACCGTGTACAATACCAGTTGCCTGAACACCTGAAAATAGATCTGGTGTACCGAATGTAATTCCTGGTAATGCTGATGTATATGAACCTACTGTGTTGATAGTTAAGCTAGCAACACCTTCTCCGCCTTCACCAGTTGGACCACCAGTTGCGTGGTTTTGGTAAGGGCTGTTTAAGTTCGCAAAGAACTTTTTCTTAATTGGACGTCCCATTTTGTTTCTCCTTTAATTTGAATCGTTCTATGATCTACGCGGATGGTACCGCATAAACTCTCTGTTAAGAGTGAACATTATTATTTATATGTATAGTCAATAAAAAACGCCCCGAAGGGCGTTTTTAATGTGTGTAAACACAAGTAAGTGATTACTTGAAGCTTACGTTGTTGTGCGTGATAGCAACTTTACCTAGGTAGTCAGCGGCATTACCTAGAGAAGACGCTGTGTTTGTCAACTCTACATAGCCATAACGTGTTAGGAAGCCAACTACTGGCTCAAATGTTGCTGGATCAAGAACAACACCAGAACTCATTAGAGGAATATATGGGCAATAGAACGCGGCAGCATCTGCCTCGCTAGCACCCTTATAACCAATTAGAACTTGGTTGTCATCTTGAGAAGAAGCATCAGTCATATAAGCGTCAACATAAATGCGCATAGCGCCATTCAATGTACCAACAAACTTAGTGTTTGTAGGAGCTTCGAATGTACCTTCTGTTGTACGAGCAAATGCGCTTGTAGTAGCAGATTGTAGAATTGTCAATGCTTGGTTAGATACAACTGCCCAGTTGCCAGCGCCACGACGTGTACGCTGAGCGATCAAGTTGCTTACGCGATTGATCTGGATAGCTAGAGCGGCGTGCTCATCACCAACGAATGTAGCTGTACCAGAAACTAATGACTGGTCATATGTTTCTTCAACAGTAGCTAGATTACGTAGAGAAGATAGGATCTCTTGGTCGATTTCAGCTGTAATTTCTTGAGCTAAAGCGGCCATGATTTCTGCTTCGATATCAATACCTTGTTGGGCTTGTGCATCTTGAGCAGCCTCGAATGTCCAACGAGCTGATAGCTTGCGGCTCTTAGCTTCGACTGGAGTCTTCAAGATTTGAATGCTCATACGCTTGCCTGGTTGACCTTCCATGGCGGCTGTTGTGTTAGCCTTTGGACTAGCATCAGTATTGTTGCCGCTGTAAGCAGAAGCAATCTTGAATGGGCTTAGAGCCTCTTCACCTGCTGATACATTGTCGCCACTGTCGGCATAACGCACACGTAGGGTGTGAATTTGACCAACTGGACCTGTCATTGGTTGTACACCAACGATTTCGTTAGCAATAACCGTAGGCATAACACGACGGATAACTGGTAGAATAACACGGTTAAGTGTTGCAATGTTTCCTGCGGAAGTTGCACCAGCTGTTGCGCTCTCCATCAAGCTACGACGAGTGTTTTCTAAGCAAACTTGCATAGAAGCACGACGATTACCTTGTAGGCCTTCAAGCAGAGCTTCTTTGGTCTCAGACCATCTTTCATTTAATAATTGTGACATTTTAATTGTCTCCTTGAATATAAATTATTTCAGACCCGCTAGTTTGCGGATATCCAAAATGTTATCTAAGCCTACCTCAGGCTGACTCTTAACTTCGCGATCGCCGGTGATCTCTGTGCTTTCTGCAAGCATAGATTTCTTAGCAACTTTCTTATCGCCTTCCATAACTGCGGGTAGGTATTTTTCGAAAGCACCTGAAAGTTTTGTAGTCTGTACAGACTCTAATAACTCTCTCATGATTTCACGCTTACTAGCATCCAACGGTGCTAGCATTTCACTCATAACTTCTTTGCGCTCCATTAAATCTTTAGTAATGCGAAGTTCGCGGTCCTTAGATTCTGCAATGTGTTGCTTTTCTGCTATGGCTGTTTGTGCTTCGGCCAACTCGTGCTCTTTCTTATCGATGATCTTTAACAATTTACTTGTTTCAGATTTCTCATTTAAGAACGAAGCAGAATATTCCTGGGCAAACGCTTCATAGATACGACGACCAAAATCGTTATTTCGAGCATTTTCAACATCTTCTTTCAATTGCTTGATTTCAGATGTTAGCTTGCTAGTGACAGCATGCTCGACAACTTTAGCACTACGTTTAATGAAACTTTGTTTAATATCTTCAAACTTGCTCTTGGCTTCACGAACTAACTTAACTTTTGTTTCGGCTAGATCCTTCTTGTCAACTGCAAATTCGTTGATTTCTTTAGCTAGGGCATGTACAACAAACTGCTCTAACTTGCTGAAATTCTCAGAAACTTTCTTACGATCATTCTGGAACTCAACTAACTCTTTACCTAATTGCTTGATAACAAATCCTTCTAGCTTGGTAGCATCGCCAGACATCTTTTGTAGATACTGGGATTTTGCTTCTGCTAGAGCTTTTTTGTCTTCGTGCAACTCGGCCATTTCTGCGGCCAATCTGTCGCTTAACATCTTGTCGATCGCTTCAACCATAACACTCTTATCGTGTGTATATTTTTGTGCGAATTCTTCACGAAGTTCAGCGGTGACTTGGTCGCGATTCTCTTGAATTTTTTGTGTAAAGGCAGACTCAATAACAGATTTTGTTTCTTCTGTCATTACTCCTGACTCTACTAATTGTTTGAATGCGTCCAACATCTATTTCTCCTCGGGCTTATTTTAGACCTTTAATAATTTGAAGAAGTGATTCCTTCAAATATTTCTGGGCCTTTGGATCTTCTTGTACTTCTTGTGCAACCTGAAATGCTTTTAAACCTCTGCGTGTGTTCATTAAATGTTCATACACAGGTGTTGGATAAGCGCCAGGGGCACTGGGTTGTGCAACTACGTCTACTGTAATAATTTCAAAATCGGATACTTTGCCGTTCATATCGTTAACGTTTCCGCTACCGCGTGAACTAACACCAAGTTTCACACCGCTTTCGAGCATGGTACGTACCAAGTTGCCCATTGGCGTTGGCAAAATTTTCATTTTACCATAACCATTAGGACCTTCCATCCACATTTGAGTTATCATATGGGATACACGGTCTAAATTTACTTTTAGATCTTCTGGGTGATCTACTTCTCCTAGAACACTATATCCATTTTGAATCTGATCATTAAGTGTTTTAACAGCACGTTCAATTTCATCAACAGGATACACACGCTGATTAGCATTGCGTATTCCGCCTTGAATAGCAATTCCCTTTAGATAAAGGGTCTTGCCGTCTTTGTCGTCTGACTCTAACACTACTTGAGCTTGATCAAAACTTAGGTGTTCTCTTAGATAAGAATATTTCATCCAGGGTCTCTAATTAACTGTTGCGATTAGGTGCGCCGTTGATCGGGCTCTTAACTTGACCAACACTGGTTTGACCAGCTTTGTCACCTGTACCAGAACCAACTGGACCTGGAGTTTTGCTGTTTTGTGCAACTTTGCTTAGTGTCTTAACACCAGACTTAGCTCCGTCTACATTGTGTAGACCACCAGCAAACTTCTCACCCTTTTCAGGAGTGATACCTTTGTTTACTTTACCTGGACTTGTGCCTGTGTTGCTCTGACCTTCGACACCACCTTGGTTTAGGTTCTTAGCAGTGGCGCCTGTTGTAGGCTTGCCTTTACCAGAACTGATTGGGCTCTTACCTTCAGTAGGAGCACCATCTTTGTCACCGGAGCCAGAACCTACGTACTGTCCTTGACCTTTTTGGCTGTTCTTTTCCCAGTCGTTGCCGACTTTTTCACGGTACTCACGTAGACCCATCATTTCCATTTCGTCTTCTTCGCCGTCTTCTTCGTCACCGAATTCATCGCCGAACTCGCCACCCATTTCACCGCCTTGAGCTTGCTCAAGTTCGGCAAAGGCAGCTTCTAATTCTTGGATAGCATTTTTAATGTCCATCATTGCAGAATCTTCACCGCCTTCTTCAGAATCATCAGACCCAATTTCGGCTCCTAGTTCATCGGCAGCATCGCCTTCTTCACCACCGCCGAACCCGTCATCGTCTTCGTCGTCAGTTTCCATGCTGTAAGAATCTTCTAGGTCCATGGACTCATCCATTTCTTCATCTTCTTCAGCGGCTTCTTCTACAGACTCGTCTTCTTCTTCAGAAGCCTCATCCATTTCTTCATCTTCTTCTGCTTCTTCAGCAATTAGGTTTTCATATATTGATCTAGATTTTTCAACTACGATTTCATGGAAAAGCTCATTAGCTTTATCATGTTCTTCGTTGACCAAGTAATCTAGCAACTGTTCAAATTTTGTTGACATTGCGGGTTTCTCCTTAAGGTTATAGGGGCAAGGTTGTAGCTGTATTTACAGCTCTACGATAATACTTATGTGAAACAGGCCTAAAACGGCCCGTTTTAGGCAGGAGATGGTGGTCTTTTATATATTTTAGTCTAAATTATTTACAATTTTAAACAGAAATATTAAACTAACAGTTATTGAGGAGCCGCTTCTGGCGGAGGAGCCGCATACATTTTGCGAACTAGTCCCAATTCTTCTTGGTATTCTTTGTCATGTGCTTCGCTGGCTCTGCGTATGTCACCCAACATTTTCAGTGTTAAACGAGTCTTACGTAGATCGCTTTGCTTCAATACCGAAATATCATTTTGACTAATATAGCGTGAATCATCCTGAGGCTCAGTATGTTTGTTGTCAAAATGAACGAATTCTCTTAATAGCATAATAGTATTTATGCTGGAGGTGGTGCGGCTTCTGCTCCGGGTTCTGCAGGAGCTTCTGCGCCTGCTTCTGGTGCAGGTGCTTCAGTTGATGATAAGCCAGCTATATCGCCTGACATGCCGTTGGCAGTTATACCGGCGCCTCGTAATTCAGCGCTGGCAGAAAGATCTGCACCTGCATCAACATTTTCTTCTTTCCATAGATTTTCATTTTCTGCTACTTCTTCTGCTGTTAGACCTAAGAAACGTTTTAAGGCAAAACGCTTGCTGATCATAGGCACAGCAACCATGGTGTTAAATGTATTAACGCGAGCTGTGTCCATTTCTGCTTGACGATAGCTGGCAAAATTCTGCGGAGGATTAAATTTAACATCAAATAAATTACTGTCTATATTAATCCCTTTGGCATGTAAGTATAGTTTAAACTCTGTATCAAATGTGTCGTTTAATAGACTTTGTAGGCGTTCGCAGTACTTGTTAAATCGTAATTCTTGTATGTAAGCTGTGCCAACTCTACCGTCATTAAAACTGCTACCTCCGTCATCAGAACTGGTAGGTAGGTATGAACTAGGTATACGCAACGCTCTAAACAACTTATTGGTAAAATACTTAAGATCGTCAATTTCACCTAGATTTTGACCACCTTGTAGGATTTCAACTTTACTGCCGCGACCTTCAGCAGTCTGTGGGAAAAAGTAATCTTCGTTGATACTCAACGGGTTATAACTGCTGTCAATGACTGTTTGACTGCCGCCTGCGGCACTGGGAATACGTCTTTGATTGACTTCGTTTTTAACACGCTCAACAAAGCCCATGGCCAAGTGGCTGGGCATATTACCTACATCAATGTAAAATACACGACGTTCAGGAGCACGTTGTACACGATAGATAATAATACTATCTTCTAACAGTTCTTTCTGTTTGAATACTTTAAAAATGCTTTCCATCAAGCTGTTGCCAAACGGATAGTTATTGTCAATACCTTCACTTAGACTAACATGGATGACATGTTTAGCATCTATAGCATATTGATTTTGATTTTGACTAAATCTACTGCCGTTGGTACTTGATGGAAATGATCCAACCATGCCACGACTACCACCTGCACCGCCTTGACCTGTACCATAACTACCGCCAAATGTACTGCCACCGCCTTGTGTATTACTAGGCTGAATTGCTGTTGTTGCCAGTGCTTCTAAATTAGGATTAAAGTCACGGATCATGTATTGTTCGGGTTTTTTGCCTTCGGATTCATTGACAATAATTTTATCTAACTTAGCAGGATCAACATACATCCATGCCAATGTTTCTGGATCTCTAACAAAAAACACATCTCCGTATTTGAAAGCATTGCGAACAATTTTAAAGATGCGCTTTTCAAACTTGTTTAATTTAGTCCACTGTTGCAGATACTTTTTAATGATAGTTATTTCAGTGTTAGTTGCTTTATCTTTAAAGAATATTTGAAAGGGTGTACTGTTTTCTTCATTGGCCTGTGTGCAAAATTCTGCAAGAATATCCAAGGCCGCGTTAACTTCACTGTCGCTGTCCATGGTATCATATTGGCCATACCGCTCTAAACGATTAGGATGTCCTGCATAAACATCGGGCAAATAACTAGAATAATTGGTACGAGCAGGACTGGCATTGCTACCTCCTCCGTTTATTGGACTTAGTGTTCCGCCTGTATTAACAGGAGTAAAGAATTTTTTCCAGGCCATATTATGAGAATAAGTTTCCGTTTAGATCTTTGGTAGCATCAACATTTTGTCTAGCATAGTCGGCAGTATCTCGAGTATGTTTTAACAGTTCTAGTACTCTTGTATTTAACATCTTCATCTCTTCAGTTAAATTTTCTAGATGCTCGTCTGACATACTAGCGGTGTTTTGGTCTTCGGATTTATCATCCATTAATGAGCTAACAGCATCGGCTGCCATACCTAACGGTGTTAGTTTTGCAATATCTTTGATAGCCGGTAGTAGTTTATCCATTATACCACTAGATCCAACTGCATTTGCCGCCATGCCCATTGGGGTATATTTCATAGCTTCTTTGAGTGTCGGTAGTAGCTTATCCATTATGCCGCCACCTTGATTTTTGTTTGCCATTGCTCCCATGGCCGATTCAGTCATTGGCGGTAAACCTTTCATGCTATTAAAGAGAGCTTCTCCTGTTTTTCCAAACAGCTCTGCTATTCTTTGTTGAGCATCTGCCATTTTGTTATCATTGACGGAACCTGCATTTGCACTTGCTTGTGCTGATTGAGTCATTGGCGGTAAACTTTTTGCATTTTTAAATATTTCAGCACCAGCTTGTCCAAACTGCTCAATTATTTTATCTAGTGCATTTTTCATTTTATCGTTTGATGTTATCTGACCAGATGCACCTGGTGTAAACAATTCTGGTCCCTTTTCTCCAACCATATATTGTTTATTTGCATTAACCGGACCACCAACAGCTTTGCCTTCTGGTTTCTTTGAATCGCCACCACCTAACCAGCTTGGTAAAAATGATTTTATAGCTTTTGCTACATCTGATATTCCTGTCCATACACTTACCACAACATCCGCTAACATCCGTAAAAATTTTCCTAAATGTTCTAGGACCCAGCTAATTCCATCAATACTAACTTCTAATACTTTAAGTAGTATTCCAAATGTAATTTTAAGAGGTGTAAATGCAAGATCTATTACATCTAATATTGCACTACCCATCGCTTTAAGAACATCCATTATCGGTGTTAATACACTACTAAATGCTTCTCCAAATTTTATTAGAGACGGCATCAAAGGTTTAAACAAATCTACTGTTTTATCAATTATCAATCCTAAAAGTTTAAAAGGAACTGAAATTGCACCAACTACAAAATTTACAGTCCATGCTAGTATTTTAAATACAGGCATCAAAACTCGCATGAGAACTTGTCCCATTTCCTGCAATGCTTTGCCGGCTTCAGCCGCATCGGCAGCTTCGGATGCCAAGCGTTCTTTTTGTTTTTGTGCAATTTCTTGCTGTTGTTTTTCTCCGGCGGCGGCTGTTTCGGTACCTTGTGCTCTTGCTCTGTTTGCTTCTTTAGTCAACCCCATCATTGCTGTTGCTGTTCCGTCAGATGAAAAACTTAATGCTCCTGCAACGCCTTTAAATCTTTCGGCCGCCTGCGATGCTCCAGCAGTTGCCTGTGCAGACATTTTAAGTGTTTCGGCCATACTTCCACCACGCTTACCTACATCAGCCATACCTTGACTTGCTTTTGCAACCTCGGGACTTAGTGCTTGTAATCTTTGTGCGGCTTCAGTCATAGGAGGTAATCCCATTGCCTGTGATTTAAACAAATCTTCACCTGCTTTGCCAAATTTAGCACTCATTTCTGCCATACCTGCATTATAAGCGGAACGCTGTTCTTCAGACATGCTCATCTTCATTTGTTCAAAGGCCGCATTGGCATTAGCTGCCTTTAGTGATTTTTCTTGCTCTTCTCTACTCTTACCAGTGATAGTAGCTAGACCGTCTAACTGTGTTAGATACTCAGATGCACCTTTGGTAATAGCAGATGTATTCTGCATATCCTGTTTTGAACGAGCACCAGTATTAGCTAGATATCCCGCAAGCCCTTCGTTGACTTCTGCAGAAGTGTATCCCAATGCTCTTAAGCTATCTCCAGCTTCACTTTTTAATAATGAACTACTAACTTTAACAAATGCCTGTGCACCTTGTTCAGCAGTACCTCCCATTTTTGCAAATGTTTCACTATTTGATTTCATTAAACTGCCAAACTGTTCTAATGTCATGTAAGTGTTTGAAGCGGCCATCCTCATGTCAGTTAAGCTACCTCCAAAATTTATACCAGCTTTAGTCATTGATTGGTAAGCGCGAAGATATTCTTCTTGTATCGTAGCAACTTGGCCTAACGCTTGTACTACCTTACCTCCTACGCCAGGAATTAAAGCACCAAGTTGAGTCATAGCAACGCCAACATTCGTGCCTCCGGATGTTAGTGTTTTAACAACTGGAGAATACTTATCAAAAATATCAATAACTTGATCAGCTTTGTTGGCTAAAGTTCCAAAAACTGCCCCAACTTTATAAGCAACACTTGCGCTTTTTTCGTTGGCTTCATTGGCGTTTTTAACTGTTGCCGGATCAATACCAGCTTGTTTGGCTATCTTATCTATAGCCGCGGCTGAGTCTTTATTAGCGGCTTTGATACCTACTAATATTAATTTTAATGTCGCTTCAGTAGCGGCATTATTAAGTTCTATGGCTTGTTCGCCTAGTGTTCCAGAAACTTCAGCCATTATTATTCAGCCATTCTGTACGTAGATAAATATTTAAGATAAGAAACATATAACTTATTTATCGGAGATAAACTCATGGAATCCACCCTTCAAAAAAATCCGTTGTCAAAGTACATGCGACAACCTAAGATTTACATTAGATTGCCTAGTCAAGGACAATACTGGCCTGCTGGCAGTTTAAATTCAACCGAAACGGGTGAATATGCTGTTTATTCAATGACTGCTAGAGATGAACTTATGTTAAAAGTTCCCGATGCACTGTTAAATGGACAGGCAGTAGTCGATGTTATACAAAATTGTGTACCTGATATTAAAGATGCGTGGCACGTTCCTGCTATCGATCTTGATGTTATTTTAGTTGCTATAAGAATTGCCACCTATGGTGAGAAGATGAAAACTCCTATTAACTTTGAAGGCAGTGAAGATAGTGACATTGATTTAGAATATGCCGTAGATCTACGATCAGTATTAGACACACTAATGGATCAAATTTCATGGAATCCTGTTGTTCCCATTAATGAAGAAATGACCATGTATATTCGTCCTATGCCGTATTCACAGCAAACTAAGCTAGGGTTGCAGGTATTTGAAACACAGAAATTAATATCTATTGCCAACAATGAAACAATATCCGACGATGATAAGTTGAAAGTGTTTAAAGAAAGCTTTGGTAAATTAACTACAATAACCATAGACCTTGCAGGTGATGCCATCTATAAAATTGATACTGTTGAAGGCACAGTGGACAATCCACAGCATATTAAAGAATTTGTACAAAACATGGACAAAGATATGTTTAATAAAATACAAACTCATATGGAACAACTCAAAGAACAAAATTCAATTAAACCTATTGTAGTTCCCGTGACTGAAGATATGAGAGCTAAAGGCGTCAAAGGAGAAACTTTAGAAATTCCTTTAGCGTTCGATGTTTCAAGTTTTTTCGGGTAAGGCTTTTGTATCTTGATACCCAAGGTATCGAAAAACTAGTAAAACAATACGAGTCGGATACAAAAGCCATCAAAGACGAATTACTGCGTATTTGTTGGTTTATGAGGGGTAGTGTCAGCTACTCTGACAGTCTTATGTTAGATGTTGAAGAACGTGAGATTATTGGAAAAATAATCAGTGACAATCTAGAAACTACTAAAGAATCAGGATTGCCGTTCTTTTAAATCATCATTCCTAAGAAGTTGCTTTTAAATTCTGCAACTAGTTTCTTCTTAATTTTCTTTTTCTTTTCTTTAGCTTCTCTAATACCTTTATCAGCGGCAGCTTTGATAGCTAATTTATCTGCGGCAGTTTGTTGGAATCCTGATTTAGCTTTGGCGGCATCTGCGGCCGCTTTAATTGCGGCATCTTGTTGACTTGTTGCGGCATTTGCTTGCTGAGTTGCGGCCATTTGTTGTTGTGCCTGTTGTTGATCTGCTTGACCAGCGGCCTGTTTAGCTTCTTTGTCTTTCTTTAATTGATCTAAATCCAATGACTGACCTTGTGAAGCAGGTGCAGGAGCTGTTGGTGCAGGTGCTGTTGGTGCAGGTGCAGGTTCTTCAGCACCACTAGATGCTATGCTCTTTTGTAGATCACCTGCTAGTTGTTTTTTACCTGCAAGATCAAGTTTATCAACAGCGGCTAATGCTTGTTTATAAGCTGAATCATCAGCTGGGGCTGTTTGATTAGTTGTTTGTTGTGTAGTATTGTTAGGTGTTTGACTAGTTGGTTGTGTAGTAGCGGCTGGGTCTTGCTCAGCTGGCGCTGGAGTTTTTCCTGCTCTGGCGGCTAAATCAGCGGCTCGTTGATCTTGGTACTCTTTTCGCTTGTCAGCATATCCGTCTGCACCTTGACTAAATGCATTTCGCACTGCTCCTAATCCTTTACCAATACCTGTAGCTATCCCACCAAGGCTTATTTCGTCTATTTGACTTTCTACTAAGAGTTCATTAATTTTCATTTTATGCTTGTCCTAACTGTTTCTGCAAATATTGCATAACTTGCTGTTGTTGTTGCTTAGATAAACTCATAACTAATTTCTTAGTCTGTGAATATGCGGTATCAGTGCTTTTATTTACCTGACCTGCAGGTGCAGAGCCATCGGGGGTAGTAGCGTCAGCTTTAGTATCTGTAGCCGGTGTTGCAGGAGCTCCAGGAGCTGTCTGTTTAGCGGCAGGGTCTTCTGGTTTAGCACTAGGTGCGGCACCTGGTGCTGGAAGTTTTAAATCTGTAAAAACTTTGCCAACAGTTTCTGCCGGAACGCCTGCACTCTGTAAAACTTTAGCAACTTCTTCACTGTCTGTTGGACTACCTGCGGCTGTCCATGCTTTGTTTAATGCATCGGCTGTGACTCCAACTGCGGCAGGAGCGGCTCCTTTCTTTCCACCAAACATTCCCTTAAGAGAATCCATGATACCTTCTTTAACCATTGGCTTTAACACTAGACCAGAAACAGCTAGACCTCGAGCTTCTTGATCCAACCACTTTCTCAATGTTGCTTGTTTGTCAATGTAAATAGATTCTGAGAAACTTTCTTTTAGGCTACGAGTATTGGGATTTTTATTAGCCCAATACTGTTTAGCATTATCTGCACCTTGTGCGGCATCGGCGGCTTGCTGTTGTTGCTTTGCAACTGTTGCGGCTTGCTGGTCAGGAGTCATGTTGTTCCATGCTGTACCAGTATCTGTAGAAATAGGTTTACCTGTTAATCTGTTAATACCGTCTGGTGTTGATCCAATAGGAACTCCGCCTGCTGTAGCACCTGTATCCATTGGCACTTGTTGCATCGGTTGGCCATTTGCACCAATCGGTGCGGCGCCTGCATTAAATGCTTGACCAATTTCTGGACTATCCATTGGAACTGCTGTCATTGGTTGGCCATTTGCACCTATCGGTGCAATACCCGAATCAAAGTTTTGTCCAATAGGTGTATTACCGATAGGTTGTAGGTTTGCAGGTCTTGCTGTAATACTATTGTTAGCATTGGCACCAGCCGCATCCGGACGGTCACTGCCGTCTAAGTTAGAAATAGGTTGTATATTAGTAGGTCTTGCTGTAAATTGTTGATTTGAAGTAGACCCGGTAGCGCCAGTATCTGCCTGTGCTTGCATACGTTGATTTAATGCTATTTGATCTTGTGCTTGTTTTCGATACGCATCAGCATTTGGATTTTGATTAGGTTGTTCACCTCCAAACTTTGCCATGTATTCAGGGGAAGAATTCATGCCCGGGCGTCTTTCAATTGGTGTACCATCAGGAAAAGTATCTTTTCCTAGTATAGGATTAGTACTAGGAGCATTGCCAGCCTGTTGATCAGCCTTAATCTGATTAATCTGATCTGGTGTCATAGGGCTACCATCTGGATTTGTCGGAACCTGACTCATCTTATCAAAGTCCCCAGGCTTCATGTCTCCACTAGCGGCGCCACGACGTTGTTGTGGTTCATCGGCAGTTGCTGGTTGTTGTCCGCTACCACTAGTCATTGCACTAACTGCTGTAGTTGCTAAATTACCAATAACAGCACTAGCACCGCCCATCAGTGCAGGTTTAATAGCACCTTTAAATGCAGTTTTCCAATCTTTACCTTGTAGTTTGGCACTGGCAACAGCAACAGCACCTGCAACTACGGCACCTGTTATAGCACTGGCAACAGCACCACCGCCTGGAATCATACTGATGATAGGACCAACTTTACTGATCAATCCACCAATACCTGCACCCACAGCGGCAAGAATTAATTGTTGAGTTTCAGGTTTTTGTATACCAGACTTAACCCACTGCATTAGACTTTGCTTGGTAGAGTTATCTACACCTTGTAGTCCTTGAACGGCAGCATTGGCTTTATCTTCAAACCCTTGAACAGCTCCTGCATCAGGTGCGGGCAATGTTTTCTCTAAGTTAGCCGCCTGACTACTAGGAAGAACTTTATCTACCAGTGCGGCTAATTTTCCGGGATCTTTTGTTTCAGCACCGGCTCCACCACCTGAAGCCTGCTTAAAGATACTTTGTATTTGATCAGGAGTTAATGCAACCTCAGCAAGGTATTTTCCATACCCTTGTACAAATCCTTCATCTATACGTTTCCAATGCGATTGCATTTCGGGAGTAGTATACAGTCCTTCTGATAGGTATTGCTTTATCGAAGAATTATTGTTTTCAATAATATCAACTCGATTTAATAAAGTTCTGATGTCCATAGGTTCTTCCAATATGATTTGTTATTTATAATGAGCTTGCGCTCATTTGCTCTTTCGTTGACACTCAGAGCAATTTTACATCTAAAACATTATTAACTACGCAGTAGTTTAACTATTATCTAGATTCGTCAGTCACAATTGCCCGTTTTCACGGGCAAAATAAAAAGAAGAACATTATCTGAGTTCTTACAGTCACTAGTGTTAAAGCATTACAGAGGCGGTCATCCTGTACCTCGAGCTTAGTTATTTGTACTTGCGTACTTGACGGCGGCTTACTAATATACACTAACATAGTAGTAAACGTGTGGTTCTAACCACTCATTGGGCCTATATTCACTCTATTCAAACAATCAAACCGCAGGCAGTTCGCGATCGTGGTCCTGTTAAGGATACTGATTGAGTACTCTTGACGGCGAGAGATTTCCGCTCCTGCGATCCGAGATCCAGGTTTACGGGCGCACGAGGTTGGCCTGCGCTTGCTTTTACCGTGTAAGGAGCCTAAGTTTTTAGTTTAATGTGAGAGCCATGGACACGGACTTGAATATGTCCGTTATAGTATTCGTCGGATTCTAATACTTTGCGGTCGAATTGTTCTCGAGCCTCAATGTAAGATGTTTCTGCTTTTGATTTACAATAATATAATATTTCGCGAGAGAAATTTTCTTTGCCTAGTGTGTTTATATCTGCTGTTAAATTAGGACTGGACCCGTAATACTCCTGCCAATCACTGTCGATTTTGCTTCGAATCTTCTTTTTCTTCTTGGTGCCGTTCTTCAACTTTACAGTTTTGTTGGTCGTTTTACTAAATTTTGCTAACTTTTTGCCAACATAAAGTCTACCCGAGGTATTACATGAGATAAGATAAACAAATCCTACGCAGTCCTCGGGCAGTTCTGTAA